AAGCGCAGGACTGAAGCGCAGCCCGCCGCAAGGCGGCGCCGCACTGCCCCGCAGGGTCCGCCCGCGGGGCTCCCGGCAGTAGGGGCCGATGGTCGGCGCCCGCAACCGGAGACGAAGACGATGAAGCTTTCTGACACGCAGCGGATTGTATTGAGCCATGGCGCGCAGCACCCGCAATTGCTGGCGATTGCGCCGAAGCATTTGCCAGTCGCTGCCTGCCGCGCGGTGGTCAACAGCCTGATCAAAAGCCGCCTGCTGATTGAGGTGGCTGCGCCGCGCGATCAATTGGCGATGGTGTGGCGCAAGGATGGCGATGGCACGCCGATATTGATCCAGGTGACGGATGAGGGGCTGCGCGCCATTGGCATTGACCCGAATGAAGGCCGCGCGGCGCCCGACACGGCGCCGCAGGGCGGGGAAGACAACGCACCGCAGCAGGACGACGCGGTGGCGGAGCAACCCGCCCAGGCCGCGCCCGAGGCGCCCAACATGGGAAGCGTGAACCTGCGCGAAGCCGCCGAGCGCCTGCTCGCAGCCTGGGAAGAAACGCCACCGGCCAACGCGGATGAAGACCCGATCACGCGCGCGATGGACATGCTGCGCAACGTGCTCTCACGCCGCAGCACGCGCGCCACGGGCGCGCCACGCAAGCCACGCGAGGGCACGAAGCAAGAAGTGGTGCTTGCAATGCTCCGCCGCCCTGAGGGCGCGACGGTGGCGCAAATTGCGGAGGCCACTGGCTGGGCGCAGCATACGGTGCGCGGATTTTTCGCAGGGCTGAAAAAGCGCCAGGGCATCACGGTGGAAATCGCGGAGCGCATTCGCCAAGTCGGCCCGAATAAGCAGGGCGCCAAGGGATCCTACACCGTCTACCGCGTCGCCGAGTGACGCGGCGCAGCCACAGCGGCATGAATGATTGCCAAGCCCAGGGATCATCGCGATCCCTGGCGCTTTGTTGCCTTGGCTCGCGCGAAACACAGCGCGAAGCGTCCGTCACGCAAGACGGAGAGTGACGATGAACGCAGAAACTGAAACCCGCTGGATCGTATTGGGCACCGATGGCCGGCATGTTTCCCTCGGACGCACCGAGCCGAGCGAGGCGGAGATCACCGCCGCCAGCCATGCCCTTGCCGCGCAGGGGCTTTCCGGATGGCTCGCGCGCATGCAGGGCGAATACTACAGCCGGGCTAGGGTGACGCTGGAACCGCTGCGAGCGATAGGCGTAGCGCCTGAAGCTAACTGGCAGGCTGCCCTTTCCGCATTCCACGCAGCGCGCCACCGCGCCACTCACTGACACCCTGAACCCTCACCAACGCGCGGCGGGAGGTCGCCGCCATGGCTGAACTGACACCCTCCACGCGCGAAGCCGCACGACGCCTTGGCGTCAGCGACACCACCATGCACAAGGCCCAACGCACTGGCCGCATCACGCGCGAGCCCGATGGCCAATGGGACATCGCCAAGACACGCGCCCGGCTGCTGGAAACCTCGGACCCGCAGCGTTCCTCGCTTAGCGGCAGCGCGGCGGCCGAGGGCACGCCATTCGCCCGGCTGAAGGTCGCGCAACTCGCCCTGAAGGTGGAAGCCCAGCGCCTGGCACTTGATGAAAGCAAGGGCCGGCTGCTGGATGTCGCGACAGCCAATGCGACGATTGATGAAATCGCCAGCACCATGCGTGACGCTCTACTGAATTGGCCCGCGCGCGTGGCCGGCGTGATTGCCGCCGAACTCGGCGTCGAACCCCATCTGCTGCAAACCATCCTACAGCAGCACATCAACGAGCTTCTGACGGAGGCTTCCGATCGCTTCGACCCACCAGGCATCGGCGGCGAGCGAGAGCCGCACGCGTGAACATGTGCGCCGCCGTGCCGGGGCCATGCTCCGCCCGCCACCGCAACTCACTGTCTCGGCATGGGCAGAACAGCACCGCATTCTGGGCAGCCGGGCGTCGTCTGAACCCGGCCCCTGGCGCACCAGCCGGACGCCCTATCTCCGCGATGTGATGGACGCGTTATCCGCCGTGCATTCGGCGCGGCGGATTGTATTCATGAAGGGCGCGCAGGTGGGCGCGACCGAGGCAGGCAATAATTGGCTCGGCTATATTCTACATCACGTCCCGGCACCGGTGCTGGCGGTGCAGCCGACCGTCGAACTCGCCAAGCGCTTCTCGCGCCAACGCATTGATCCATTGCTGGCGGAAACGCCGGCGCTACGGGAACGTGTGGCGCCGGCGCGGGCGCGGGACAGCGGCAATACCATGCTGTCCAAGGAATTCCCCGGCGGCATTCTTGTGCTCACGGGCGCGAATAGCGCGGTCGGGCTGCGTTCCATGCCGGCCAGGTTTCTGTTTCTGGATGAGGTGGACGCCTATCCTGGCGATATCGAAGGCGAAGGCGATCCGATTGCATTGGCCGAGGCCCGGGCGCGCACCTTCGGCTGGCGCAGGAAAGCCTTTCTGGTCTCAACCCCGACTATTGCCGGGCGCAGCCGGATTGAACGGGAGTATGCTGCCTCAGACCAGCGGCGCTTCTTCCTTCCCTGTCCCCATTGCGGCGCCATGCAGTGGCTGAAATTCGAACGCCTGATCTGGGAAAAGGGCGACCCGCGCAGCGTGCGCTACCATTGTGAAGATTGCGATACGGCGATTGAGGAGCATCACAAGACGGCCATGCTCGCCGCCGGCGAATGGCGCCCGACAGCATCGGCGGAGAACCCGCACACCATCGGCTTTCATATCTCGGCGCTTTATTCCCCGGTCGGCTGGCTCTCCTGGGAGCAGATCGCCCGCGATTGGGAAGCCGCGCAGGGCAAGGCCGAGGATCTGAAAACCTTCCGCAACACCGTGCTTGGCGAGACCTGGCAGGATCGTGGTGAGGCACCGGATTGGGAACGCCTGGTGGAACGGCGCGAGGATTTCCGGCTTGGCGTTGTGGCGCAGGATGCGCTGGTGCTGACGGCTGGCGTGGATGTGCAGGACGATCGGCTGGAATGCGATATCTGGGCCTGGGCCGAGGGCTATTCCTCCTGGCTTGTGGATCACATTGTCATCGCCGGCAGCCCGCGTGAACGTGCGCCCTGGGATGCGCTGGCGGAATTGCTGGCACGCGATTGGCCCCGCGCGAATGGAGGCGCGATCCGCATCGCCAAGGCCTGTGTTGATACCGGCGGGCGCGATACGGCGGCGGTTTATGGCCATCTGCGCCGGCTGCGTGATCCACGCATTGCGCCGACCAAGGGGGTTGATGGTTGGAATAGGGCTCAGCCGGTGCAGGGCCCAACGCCGGTTGATGCGCTGGTGGATGGACGGAAACTACGGCGCGGCTTGAAGCTTTGGACGGTGTCGGTTTCGACCTGGAAGGTTGATCTCTATCGCCGGCTTTGGCTTGGGCGTGGCGAGGCACCGGAATTCCCTCCGGGCTGGGTGCATCTGTCGCAGGGGATTGAGATTGAATGGGTCAAGCAGTTGGTGGCCGAGCACCTGCACCAAGTGAAGGATCGGCGCGGCTTTGTGCGCCAGGAATGGGCGAAGCTGCGGGATAGGAATGAGGCGTTGGACTGTGCCGTGCTGGCGCGCGCGGCGCTATGGTTGCTGGGCGCCGATCGTTATAGCGAGCGTTTCTGGCAAAGGCTGCGTGAGGATATCGCCAATGCACCGGTGGAGATGTTGGAGCATCCCCGGCCTGAGCCAGCGCCCAATCCGGACCCACCGCCGCTCACGCGCCGGCCTGGCTGGCTGGCGCCGCGTAGTGGTTGGTTGCGGTGATTACTTTCGGGCGATCTGCTAAATTGAGATACTAGAAAGCGGTAACCGCTCGCCCCCAAATTTGGTATCGAGAGCCGCAGGCTAGGAGGTACAAGTTGGTGACTGAGACGTCCATTTCACTCGATGACTATTTCACCAATTTCGTCGAGAAGCAGGTACAAGCCGGGCGCTTCGCTACAGCCAGTGATGTTGTGCGGGCTGGTTTGCGTCTTCTGGAAGAGCAGGAGGCCAAGGTAACGGCGCTTCAGCATGCGCTGATTTTCGGTGAGGAATCCGGCCAACCAGCCCCGTTTGAAAACGCTGCATTTCTCAAGCGAATGCGCAACAAAAACGCAGGATAAAAACGGGAAATGCTGGTCCCTGGCCCCGCTTTGGCGCTAAAACACTCTTGGTCAACTGTATCAATCTACCGTCACGGAAGAACACCCGCATGCGCCTTTGTGTGATGACAGCGTTGATTTCAATCGCAGCCGGTTCTGCCATGGCCCAGGGCTTTAGCGTGCCTGGCCTGGGCGGTCAGGGTGGCAGCGCGACAGATGCGCTGCGCGGTGCTTTTGCCGAACAGACGCCGGAACAGCGCCGCGCATTTTGCGGCCGCGTCGCGCAGGCGGCGGCGAGCTGCGGCACGATCGAAATGGCCGCCTTGTCGGCCTGCCTGATCCGCACCCTGCCTGCACAAGATTCTGCCCGCGTCGCGCGCGTTGCCAATGCCACGCGCGGGAATGTCGGCGGGCTGATCCAGGAATGCGGCATCACCTTGGGCCGCTGAACACCAAAGCGGACCACCGCCGCGGCTATCAGCCGCGTTGACCCAATTCCGGAGGACAATATGAGTAACGGGGAACTCCACGCGCGCGAGCGCGAGGATTTGGCGCTGCACGTCGAGCGCTGTGCCGAGCGCTACACGGCGGTGCGCGCGGAGATTTGCGGCCTGCGCAAGCAGACACGCCGCATTGAGGGCGCGATATGGGGCATCGTTGCTATGCTTATCGCGCTTGGCGCGGGTGGGGCGCAGATCCTGCCGATCCTGCGTGCCCTCTCGCGCGCCGCTGGCGGGTGATCCGCCTTGGATCCCGCAACCCTCGCCTGGGCGCTGGCGCAGCCTGTGGGTAGCCGCGCTGCCGTGCTTGTCGCTGCCTTCACTGGCGGCGTCACGCGCGTGACCTTCGAAGGCCGCACGGTGGAATACCGCAGCCTGGATGAATTGGCCCGCGCCATTGCTGCGCTTTACGGCGCGGAGAACGCCGCCGCGCGGCGGCCGGGCGTGACGCTGGTACAATTTTCTCGTTTGGGGTGAAAAGTTTTGACGGGTTCTGCCTTGCAAGAAGGTTTTGACCGGGAAGACGCCTTACCTCGCGCTCTCGGGAGTTGAAAATGTATCCCAAACGTGCCACATTGCCTCGCAAGGAGATTGGCCATGAGCAAAACCGCAATGATCCGTGCCCGCATGGAGCCGACCCTTAAGGTCGAAGCCGAGGCTGTGCTGGCTCAGGTCGGGCTCAGCCCAACCGAGGCAATCCGTTTGTTTTATCGTCAGGTTTCACTGCAGGGCGGTTTGCCCTTCGAGGTGCGGATACCGAACGCAGAGACGCGCGCCGCAATCAAAGAAACCCGCACAAGCAAGAAACTCAAAACCTTCAAAAGCGCTGCTTCTCTCATACGGACAGTTGATGCGTGAAGGCGGTAAAGGCAACCAACCGATTCCTGCGAGACCTGAAGCTCGCCAAAAAACGCGGTAAAGAGCTCGTCAAAATCGAGACCGTCATCGATACCATCTCCAAAGGACAGCAATTAGCCCCGAAGCATCGTCCCCATCGCCTTCAAGGTGAGATGCGCGGATTATGGGAATGCCATATTGAGCCAGATTGGCTTCTGATCTGGGATGATGCCGAAGATGCAATCATCCTTGTGCGTACAGGCACTCATGCCGATCTATTCGACTAGCGTGGCGTTAATTATCACCCCGCGTTAGTGCCATGATTTCCTCCGTGCTCATGCCTGAGCTGCTACTGCCTCGTAGCACAGCGAAACGGTTGGGCTGCCTTCCGGAAGCGCTTTCTTTATCAATCTTCCCGAGGTTGACGCGACCATCCTCGGCAAGCGTAAAAGCAACCTTACTGCCTGCCTGAATGCCAAGCAGGTCGCGGATCCTCTTTGGAATAGTCACCTGACCCTTGGCCGTGACTCTGACCGCCATGACGAACCTCAAAAAACTGAACCGGAAGTGATCCTTCCATAGCGTGCCGGTGGTCCGGCTATCCACAAAATTCATGGAAATCACCATGCCCCAAACCCAACACTGGCAACCCGCCACGCTGGCGGCGGCGCTTGGCGTGCCGGATGAGGCGTTCCGCGCCTTCGCTCGGCTGCGCCAGATCGCCTGGGAGAAGGAACTCTTGCCTGCCGAAGCAGCAAGCCTCGCGCTCGCCTGGGTCGCGGCGGATCGCATTGCCTGCCATGGCCCGATTGCCGAGGCTGCTGGCGCGCTACTTGATGCCGTGACTGAGGCCCCCACCGAATGAAGCTTCACCTGCGCGCCGCTTGGAATGCCTTCCGGGGCTATGCGGCCGCGCAGGAGAACCGCGCCTCGGCCTGGTCGCCCTCGGGCGGCAGCGCGAATGGCGAGGTCGGCATGGCCGCCGCCAGCGTTGCACGCCGCGCGCGCGATGCTGTGCGCAATGACCCCTATGCCGCGCGCATCGTGGATCTTTGGACCGGCAATGCGGTCGGTGCGGGCATTACGACGCGCTGGCCGGAGACGGCGCATGGCGCGGCCTGGCAGGCCTGGGCGGAAAGCTCTGCCTGCGATGCTGAGGGCAAGCTTGATCTCTACGGTCTGCAAGCCCTGGCCATGCGTGCGGTCGTGGAAAGCGGCGAATGCTTCATCCGGCTGCTGACCGTGCCGACATCGCCGCGGAACCCCATCGGCCTCAGCTTACAGGTGCTGGAAAGCGACCATCTGGATACGGCGCGCAATGGCGTGGTGAATGGCGTGCCGACCATTCAGGGCATCGCGCTTGGGAATTTTGGCGAGCCGATTGGCTATTGGCTTTTCCCAACCCATCCCGGCGCCTGGATGCTGCCTGGCGCGCGGCTGGCGAGTAATTTCATCCCCGCACGCGATGTGTTGCATGTGTTTCGCAAGCGGCGCCCGGGACAATTACGCGATGTCTCTTGGCTTGCGCCCGTGCTGCTCCGGCTGCGTGACCTTGGCGACTATGAAGCAGCACTGCTGATGAAGGCCAAGATCGAGGCCTGCCTCGCCGCCGTGGTCACTGATGATGGCGAGGAAACGCTGACCAAACCGAGCGACGCCAACCCTGGCCTGCTACGCGACGCGCAAGGCCGTGCAGTGGAAAGCTTCGAACCAGGGATGATCCTCTACCGGCGTGGCCAGGGTGATGTAAGTGTGGTGAACCCCTCCGGCGGTGGGTCGCATACCGCCTTCGCGCGACGCTCGCTTGAAGCCGCCGCTGTCGGTGCGGGCCTGACCTACGACCAGGTTTCCGGCGACCTGACGCAGGCGAATTACTCGAGCCTCCGCGCAGGCAAGATCGAATTCCGGCGCCTTTGCGAACAGGTGCAATACGGCATGCTGATCCCCATGCTGGTGCGGCCAATCGCCGAGCGCTTTCATGCGCAAGGCGCGCTGGTCGGGCTTTGGGGCGATGTGATGCCCAAGGGTGTCGCGCATGTGCCGCCAGCGCATGAGATGATTGATCCGCTGAAAGACACCACCGCGCTGATCGCCCAGGTGCGTGCGGGCTTTGTGCCGCAGCCCGAAGCCGCCGGCGCCTTTGGCTATGATTTCCGCTCCGCGGTCGAGATGATCCGCGAAGCCAATGCCGCACTGGATGCGGCGGGCATCTCGCTTGATACCGATCCGAGGCGTGTGGCCAAATCCGGCGGCGC